ACCGCCTGCAAGGAACGACAGGAATGTGCTAACCATTGTCATCATTTGGAAGCCCTCACTACGTCGTCGCCCTTGGTAACGGTGACATGATCGCCCTCAACGTCTACCCGCATCGGCTGCTCTTTGCGATCCAGCCGGTCTAGTTTGGCGATCAGTTCCTTAATTACCTCAAACTCGGGCTTATCTTCCTTCTCCACCGTGCCTGCAATGCTGGCAAGCATAGAGATAAGAGCGGTCAGCGAGGCACCAAGCAGCCCCATCACGGCAGCGATCTTGTCCGAATCTAGCGCAAGGCTAGACAGCACGCCGATCACCACAATGGCCGTGATGTATTTCAGCCCGTCCTTACCAATGGCTTTACCGGCTACGTCCTTGGCAGACGACTGCGCTTCAAGCCGTTGCAACTCGGCCTGTATTTGCACTTTTAGCAACTGGATGTCGGTAACGTCGTTCATTTTTAACCTTTAACTAAAGAACAGTATTGTTAATAGTGCTGCAAACAGTACGCTTACGCAGGCAATTACTTTTAAATTAGCGCGAGTCCGCACCCATGCCGCCCACATCACTTGTCGGCCTTTTCGTCCAACTTGTCCCAGATGCGGGTCAGGATTTGCTCGATACGCTCTAAGGCGGACTTGTAGTCATCGCGGCGCACGAACTGGTGCATCATCTCTTTGTGGTCGCGCTGAAGGTTCTCTAGGCTCGTCGTAATCGAGCGCAAGGTCCAACCGCCAAACGCTGCTGCAACTGCCACCGCAATGTTAAAAGCCGCCTGATAGTCCACGTCACTTCTCCAAACTTAACTTAAGTGCGCCTTGAAGCATAACTACCTCGCTAGGGCGTTACGGTTTTGCTCTTCCCTTCTCAACTTGTTCCGATCTTCTCTGCTAATAGCAGCCGGAACTTGCGGTGTGATGGCAAGGGCAGGTGGAAACTTATAAGGGGAGAACAACGCCTCTCCAACCGCGCCACGCTGATAAGCCTTGCGCTTAGTTCCAAATACACTAACTCGTTCCTCAAGCGCGTTACCAAGTGCGCGAGCGGCAGTATTAGAGTTAAGCAATTCAACGGCCAAGTCAGCCGCTTGTTTGGTGTCTAACTTGCCTTTTAGTCGAGCAATGATCCAGTTAGCAAGCATAACGTTGCTGTCCAAGAACGGAGGCAACTCACGGTCTTGCGCGACAATCTTGCCGGGACCAACTCCGCTTGATCGAGATGCGTCGTTTACAAGTTTTACGAAAGCACGCTGGTCATTTAGCGTGCGATTAATTTCATCAACAACCTGACGCACACCCGGCTCATCGAGCGCAGCCGCCGTTACATTTCTTGCCGATTGCTCTGGCGTTGCCGTCAATCCAGCAGTTTTTTCATTAACATAACGCGTTAAATCTTCTAACCGAGATCGACGCCCTTCAACGCTTGTGGCGACCTTGCCAAACTTGTTCAATTCGGCGCGAATACCCATGCCAGCGTTGTCCAATATGCCAAGCGCAGCGGCGTGGTCACGCATAAACTTTTCGTGATCTTCAGGCGCTATCTTCGCGCTTTTAACGACTTTTTGCTTATATAGGTCTAAGATGCCAGCCTTAGTGGCAGCCATAGCCTTCTTGTTGTCGCCCAACGCAAGCACAAATCGACGGGCATTGTCTGGGTCGGCGGGATTGATAATGGTGGCAACGACCTTGGCCGGAGCAACCATCTGTACGCCGGTAGCGCCTTCTCGCTCAAGGTTAGCAACCCAGCCTTCTCTGAACGGTGTTGCAATTCGCGTCTGATACAAATTAAGGGCTTCTTTATAAAGCGAATTGGCTTTTTCAGGAACGCCAGCCTTAATTGACTCGTCTACCGCGTTACGCAACTTATACAAGTTCGACAAGGTTTTAACGGACTCGCTGTCGGTCTTACCCAACAACTTAGCAACGTCCATGTTAATAGCCTTAATAATGCTATCAGCGCCTTCAAGAGTAACTTGAGGCGGAACTGGTCGTGCAGGCGGACGCTCGCCACCTACGCTGCCAAATCCTGCGTCAACATCTCTCGGCATCGTAAACTTGTATTCGCTAAGGATTTGAGATGTTTTCTCAGCCAAGCCCGGATTCAATCGGGTAAGCGGATCAGACTCAATCTGTCGCGCAGCAATAATTACCGGCTCAATGCTGAACAAATCTGGTGCCGCGTTAAATGCCGCCTCATAGGCAGGGCGCACCACTTCACGACGCACCTTTTCAATCTCTTGTTCACGGGCAACAGTAATTTGACGACCCATGCGGGGCTGATCAGCGCCCGGAACTCCGCGAGGCAATATGATTGCTTGCGATTCCAAGCGGCCTGCTTCATTAGCCAATCGGCGGTTCACATCCGCCAATTCGTTTTCCATACGCTGATTAATCGCCGTATCACGAGCGCGATACATGTCAGAGACATTCGGCTTGGCGTATCGAGTGGTTGCTAGTAACGAGGCAAAGGAAGAGTTGTTTGTGCGAACAGCAACCTGCTCTGGCGTCATGCCAGATTCAAGCATGTCGATTGCGGCTTGCAACCTCATGGGGTCGTTATTAAATGACTCCAGCAATGCTCTTGATCGAACGCGCTCTAATCCACTCTTAGAAAGCGGCTCGGTCAGGGAATACAACTTCTGGCCTATAGCCTTGGTTCCGGCTGCTGCTGCGCTTGGGACCATGCCGCCAACCAATCCGGCGGCTAATTGAGCATACGGATCGCCGCCAAGATACTCAGTTCCCGCAACGGCAGCGCCACCGGCAGCCGCAGATGTGGTTTGCATGGAGGGGTTTTTTGCCAACACCGAAAGAACATTTTGCGTGGTTCCCGGCCCAACGGGGGCTTGCTGAGATTTACCAAGCGTTGTTAGCAAGTAATTTTCAATTGCGTTTGCCGGTTGGCGAAATTCAATTTGCCTTGCAAGGTCAGCCGTTAAATCTGCTGTTGGGCGAACTCCGCTTGCAAATGTTTCGGCAACACGCGAACCTGCTGATGCAGGAACAGCGAATTCCCCAACCGTGCGTAAGGCGCGAGTACCTTGACTTGTTGGCTCGCCAATAATCTCGTCACCGTACAACTCTCGGATGGCTTGTGACGGAGTTTTCATCCCAACAAGGCTTGTCGCAATGTCGCCCGCAGCCAACCCGCCTAACGCAATCGCGCTGCCGATGGGACCGCCAGCAGCAAAACCAGCGCCACCAACCGTGGCGTAAGGCGCCAATACAGGGTTTACGACTTCGCGGGCAAACTGCGTAGCGCTACTAACGACACGTTGCGGAAAGGTCTCTTCGGGAACATAGTCTTCAAATTTTGCAAACGGGTCCGTTTCGGGCGCATCCGCAAACTTTGCAAACGGATCGTCTTTTTCAACCTTATTTGGTTGTGCCATCAGCGCACCTTTCGTCTACCGTCAGGCGTAATAAACACTGTGCCGGGAGCCAGTTTCTCTGCTTCCGCAACAGTTTTTACTCTAACTGGGTTAGCAGCGCTTTCGGCAGCGCTTTCTCGGTCGGCGTATTTTTTCAATTCAGGACGATCAAACAACGATTGGTTTCCGGGGCCGTCTCGCCATGCTTGTGCCGCGCCTCGATAAGTTCCATTCTTTGCTTCCCAATCGTCATAAAACTTGAGTTGCTCGTTGTCTTGAGCAATAACAGCCTTTTCCAAATCAATTAGGAATTTGTTGGAATCGGTCAACTTTCGGAAACTTGCCCAAGTGTCTTCAGCACGCTGGGCGTCACCTTCGGTCTGGGTGCCAGCCTGCTGACTTAACTTAAACAAAATTCTGTCTTTAACGGCAACAGCGAACGCATCCGCGCTTTGAACCTTTTCGGCTGCTTCAGCATCGGCAAGGCCGAACGAAACAAGAACTCGGCGGGCTTCTGTAGCAGCCTCAGATCCAAATCCAGTTTCAAATTTTTCCAAAGCGCTGGCCGCCCTTTGAAGACTTGGCAGCGTCCTGCGTCCCTGCACCGCCCTGTCTCGAATGGTGTTGTACTCTGCAACTCGGCTCTCGGCTTTTTTAACCTCTTCAGCCGTATCGCCTTTAGTGCTAATCGACGTGCGTGGCGCACCAGCGGCAGCAATCCTTGTTTTTTGTGCTTCTTGCTCAGGTGACATCGGCATACGGCCAACGATCTGATCTGCCGTCAACAGCAAACGCTCTTTAGTTTCCGGAGAAAACTTAGCAGGAATTAACTGCTCTGCGCCCGGCACGCCTTTGTAAGTTTGTAACGCGCCTTGGCGCCAAGTGTCGTAAGTTGATTGATCGTTCACAGAAGCCAACAAATCGCGCTCGCGTTTGAATCCAGCGGCTTCTATATCCGTCATGGTTTTTTGGCGGGTCAAATCAGCACTACGCATTTCGCCAAGAGTTTTAGCAAGGGTTGCTCCCGGAGCGCCAAAACGAAGTAACTGGTTTTGCGCTTCAGGCGACTCTAAATCTGCTGTAGATAGATAGTTACGCAAGGCCGCCTCTTGCTGGGCGGCTTGCATTTGCGCTGCCTGTTGCTGTTGGGCTAGGCGATTGGCACGGCCAAGTTCCATGCCCTGCACGTATGAGCCAAGGATGTTTACTGGCTCAAGTTGAGTTGCGCCGATGACTGCCATGGTTACGCCTCGTTCCCGTATCGCGGACCCATATAGTTATAGGCCTGAAGATTAGAACCACCGCCCGGAGTTACGTTTTGCGGCCCAAAATAACCGCCTTTATACATCCCATACAAACCAGCGCCTTGACTGAGCGCTTGGTTTAGCGCGTTGGCCTGACCGAGATAGCCAGAAGCGCGAGCCTGACCGCCACCTAACTGGATGTTGGCGATGTTGCTACCAGCGCTTCCCATCGCGCCAACATTTTGCCCAGCGATAGCGGGGCCATAGCCACCAATTCCAAGTAGCGCGTTAGTAACGGTTGCGCGTTGATTCATTAAGCGGTTGTAAGCATTTTGGAATTCCTGCGAACCCATCTCCTGCCCGTACCGCACACCGGCCTTAATTGCGCCACCGCCAAACAACTGCCCGCGAGCAGACTGCATACGAGCAAGCGCCTTCTCCCCTTCAGACATTCTGAAAGAAAAACCGGGGTCTACCGTCAGGTCTTCCATGGTCGGAGTCTTGGTGTACATGCCTTCAGGCCCGTACAACTCCGATAAGCGATTAAGTTGCTGAAGCGACAATTCCCGAAACGGGCGAGTTTCCTCTAACTGCCGTTCAAGCATCCGCTCTTGGGATGCTTCCGCTGATCGAGCGGCATCTGTCTGCGCTTTTGCTGCCTTACTTGCCGAGCGACTGCCCATAGCAGCCGATCCGATGCTGGATGCGGCAATAGCAACTACTGGATTAGCCATGAGGGAATTCCCCGCGATATGTCGCAAAACTTTCGCCGTATAGTGCCATTACCGCACCTGCTTTTTCCATAGCAGACTCTCGGCCCTGACACAACAGCACCACTAAAAGAACTAAGTCATAGTAAGCGGCACGCCAAACGAACGACCGTTCGTCAGCCAAGCCGTTGCGCTCGGCGTCATCCGAAGCCTTCCACTTCAGAATAGCCGTGCCCAGCGCAGGCAATAACTGCCCTGCATGAGCCATAAAGAAACTGTTTGCAGGCATACCCACAAGGGTGCGCCACACGGTATCGTCTAGCGACTTACGGTCTACCGGGTCGCCATCGGCTACGTCGTCAAACACCTGCGTGACGTGCCACAAGTCAATCAGCCAAGCCACCGCATCTGGCGGCAACTCCAGCGCAGCAAAGTTTTCTCGTAGCCAGTATTCGGCTTCGGTCACGACACTTCCCGACCAGAGGATCGGATGTTGATAGCCGAGGCAGCCGAGGCCAGCGTCGAGATGAACCCACCCGGTGCGAGCGCAGCACCCACAATCTCAGGGAACGTGTACGTCTCTGAAGGCTGCAAGGACTTGGTTTTAACAATAAGGTTTTGGTTGCCAGCGCCATCTAACGCAGTCACAAGGTTGACCGAGATAGTAGCCACAGATGCGCTGTAATTCGTGGCAGTAAACTTGTCGATAATGGTCGTGACGCCATTCGCCGTGTACTGCGTAGTTTGGGTGTTCTCGGCAATCTTTGCCGGAATCAGCACTCTGACATTAACTGCCATAGATCACCTAGGGAATAGTAAATTTGAATCGAACGCGGCCCTTAGACCCCGGCCTGCCGGGATCGCCGCCTTCTACGGGGTCGCCACCGTCGCCGCCAGCGCCACCAACCAAGTTGCCAACACCCAGAACGGCAGCACCGCCAGCCTGCGTAAACGCCGCTCCGCCTGCACCGTTGGTGTTAGTCGTGTTGCCGCCAGAGGCGACGCCTGCCGCACCCTGCTTGCTTCCGTTAATACCAACGCCACCAAAGCCGCCACCGCCGCCCGTGCAGACCATCTCCGCGAGGGCATACGTTCCGGCAGATGCCGACGAGATGCCGCCAGCACCGCCTATAGGGTCGCCTGCGGTGCCGTTATAGCCAGCCCCGCCTACGGAGTACGCAATCGTCTTTAGAGCGTCTCCGCCGCTTAGAACAAGTATGGTCTTGGCATATCCGCCTGAGCCACCGCCACCGCCAGGATTGTCCTGCGGCTCGTACAAGAACTCACCGAATATCTGCGTGACGGTTCCGAAACCGCCACCACCGCCGCCGCCCCATACCTCGATGGTGACGCCCGTAGCGCCGGTCGGAATCGCAACGGTGCCTGACCCCTCAGAGAAGTCATACACCCCGGCACCGGCTCCCCCCGTCGTGCCAGCGATTCCTGCTATTAAGGTCGCGCCACCCATTACGACAAGCCCGCTCCGCTGATTAGCCAAGAAGTGCTGCCGATCTTCACGCAAGTTGCTAGGCCGTTCTGCGCCAAGGTGCGCGTGCCGGTCGTGGTGCTATTCGCCAGCGTCAGCGTGTCGGTCGTAATCGCAATTGAGAGCGCCGACGAGTTGACGTTGACGACAATAATGACCGTACCAACCGGGAACGCGACCGCCGAGTTAGCCGGAATGGTCAGCGTCTTGGACGTGCCGTTCATCAGAATGGACTTGCCGCGATCCGCCAACACTAACGTGTAGTTGTCGGTCTTGGACACTTGCGGGGCTTCTCGATAGCCCACGGCAAAGTTAGCGCTAACGGTATCGTTGTCCGGTATCAGCGGTGTGCCGGTAAAGGTGGGCGAGGCAATTGGTGCATAGGTTGCCGCAGCCGTAGCCGCAGTCACCGCGTTGGTAATGCCATACCCAGCCAGCGTCGTCGGCGTGCCGGTAATAATGGACCACGGCACTGTTCCTGTGGATATGTCGTTGACGCCTGCAATATCGTCGTATTCACCGATTTGCACGTCGTTAGAGTTGGTCAATACAAACTTGTACTTGACCCCCTCTGCCAGCCACATGTCTTCGGGCAGGCGACCGCCGCTATCTAGCACAATCGGGTTTGAGTTAGACGACGAACCGCTAATGGACGTATACGTCACTCGCGGGGTGGTGGTGCCAGCGTCGTAGGTGTAAATCTTTCCGCCCGACAGGACGCTGCCGTCATCGGTAAAGAACTGCGCCCCGGCGCCTGCGAAGGCTGAAAGATAAACGGTCATAAAATCCTCATGCGTCAATCAGCAGACAGTTATTGGGAGCCGCTTGCATAATAACCCAGTTTGTGCCATTGGAGACGAGCGTGGCCCAGTTTCCGGCCACGTTCAGCAATATGCTGTTTTGGGCCGCCCCACCGCCCAGCGGGATGACGTTGCTGGAAGCCGAGTTCAGCAGTTGGGCCTGCCAGTTCTGGAAGGTCAGGGTTCGGCCGACATGGGTTGATGCGGCAGGCAGCGTCACCACACAGGTTGACCCAGACTTGTTATTGACCAGCCACGTTTCGCCATTGGCAACGGTAAAGTCTGCCGTCTTGACGTAAGGCGGCGAGGTGACGATTTCGCCCGTTGCTTCTTCGTAAGTAGGCCGGACAAACAAAATGCCGTTGCTTGCGGCATTAACAACCGCCGCCATAAACACAATCGGGTTGGGCAGATTAGGTCGGGTCTTGGTCAAACCGCCCGTGACAGCCGGGTTGTAATACAGCACCGTGCCGTCTACCCAACCGCCATCGCTTAGACCGCGAGTATCTACGCCTTTAATTTCGCCAAACCAAGTGACATAGCCCCACTGGTTGTTTGCGATGTTTTGGGTCGCAACACCCATGATGTACTCGGCTTGCGCGGCCAACAAGCCAGTGGCAGGAGCAGCCAGCAAACCACCCGACGCGCCTACCGCGCCGGTGAACATCACCACTTGGCCCTTCGTAATTGCAGACGATGCCTTGACTCGATAAAACGTCTCTTCGCCTACGTCTTGCACGATGGCGCCAGAGTCTTCCATCACAATCGCTAACGTCTTGGAGCGATCCTCGTTATCCCAATACACCGTTCCCGGTGTGATGGACGGATACGGGCCGGGGTTACGCGCAAACGTTGTCCACGGCAGGCTGGCCTGCTCTAAAGCGGCAAACGTACCGAGTTGCGGCTGAGGCAGCGTATTTGCTGCGTCAGAGACAACTTGGGTCTGAGATTCAAAGTTGGGCTGTGCGACTGGCTCTAACGCCAAATCCACTGTGGATATGTCGCTCGTACCGCTTCCGGTAATGTTGTACAGATTGTACAAAAACCGATACCACTCGCGGTTTACGAGTCCGGTGTTAGCGTCCACGAACGGCACGCGGGGTGCCGGTATCTGGGTAATCCGGTCAGCCATTGGTGCCGGTGATCTGTAGTTCAGCGCCCATAATGGCAACCTTTACTGGATCAGTGCCGGACACTTCATACACTCGGTCGCGCAACTTGAGGGTCATGCCAAGGCGACGGAAGATAGCGCGAGTGCCGTATTGACCGATGCGGCCCATCGAGACCTGGCGCTCACCGTTCCAAGTGTGACCGCCGTCATCCGACCAGCGCAGCATCAACTGCGGGTTAGCGCCAACGGTATAGTTCACATCAAGTTCAATGTCTTGACCCAACTCGGTTTGCAAGATTTGCGACAGTTCGCTTGCCAAGAACTGCTGGTCGTTTAGCGCATATCCAGACAAACCAACGCCTGTCTCACAGTCAATTTGAAGCGAGTGGTGGGCGGTACGGTTGAGATTGTTAGCGCCTGTCGGCAACGCACGCCACGACCGCAGCCACTTCTGCGTAGCACCGGCATCAGCGTAGACATCCAGATTGAACGCGTACAAGCGTCCGTTCTCGTAGTCACCGATGATCGGCTCACCGTCAAACCGCGCATGGCAGTTACCGCGATGACGCTTGAAGTCGCCGTTACGGAAGCCAGCACGCTCGTGCCAAGCGCCGGTAGCCGCGTCAAATACCCAAGTCGTGTCAGCGTCCGTAAAGTTCAGCACGTAGAACGTGTGACCGTCCTGCTGATACGTGTACGCCACGGCATCGGCAAGGTTGCCGTATTGCTGAATGGCAAATTCAACGGCGTGCGTAGATACACGCACCGCCTGATAGCCTTGCGCTCGATACACAATGCCCTGACCCCGAGCGTCTGCGCCAAGCCAAAAGACGGAGTTATCCATCTTGGCTACCGAGTACGGCGCAATGCAGCCGACCTCGTTGTAAGCGCCTTGGATGCGGGTGAGCGGGAAATCGGCGTCGCCGGAGTTGTACCAGACCTCCACGGAGTTCGTGCCAAATAGCCACGCCTCTCGATGGTCAACGATCAGGGATACTAGCCCGTCTGGTGAACCCTCAGCGCTTGCAAAATCCAAGGGGTCAATCGACAAGCCGTCCAACAGGCTTGTGACCCAGACGCGTTGCGAGTTCGGCTCGTTGAATACAAAGTAACCGTCAAGGTAACCAACCGTTACTGCACCCGGAAAGTCCTCGTCAGTAATCTGCGCGAGTTCTTCTGTGATGCTGTTGAAAATGTAACCGTCTGGGTTGGCAGCAATAAAAATCTGCGTGCCGTTGTCGGCCATAGAGACGGGGCCAGTGCCGCTAATCTCGCCAAGCGATATAGCGCCAGCGCTTTCAGCCAGCAGGTCACCGCCATCCTCAAGCAGAATGTCACCGCCGTCCTCTAACGCAATGTCAGCGGACGCGTCATAAACATCGTTAACTTTAAAAAACTCGTTACCTGAAACAACGTATAAAAAGTCGCCAAGCGTATACAGCCCGCGAATGGGGCCGGTGCCATACGTGCCTTTTAACGTCAGGCCGGGACAGCGTTGCAGGTATGCAGGCTCCTTGCCACCCTCGGGAATTACCTCTGGGTAAAGATTGACCATCCGGTTGTCGGCTGCATTGACCGACCGGATTACATACGACGACCCGAGGATCGGCGTCTTCATTAGAAGTTGCCCGTAAAGATATTAAAGCGCGGACGGTTGACGAGCAGCGCCGCAGGCATTGCCATCAGGTCATCCGGGTTATTGATGCGCTTTAAGTCGCGCTTGCTAGTCATAGCAATGCGCTGTACCTGCGGAGACGGTTCGACACCAAACTCTGCCGCAAGTTCACAGGCCAAGTTAAATCGGAACGCACGCAGGTATCCCGGCGGGAACGCTAAGTCGGTGTCCAGCGCAGCAGGCTGCGTCAGCGGGCGTACCGACACGAAGTGAAACTCCAGTACCTTAGTCGGCACTGGGTAAATGTAAATCTCCACGTCCGGGTAGGTCATATTGACCCACATCAACTGCGGATACGTTGAGGTTACAGTCTTAACCGCAATACTGTTGTACTGCTGGTTATTGATCAGTTTGATGCCATACGACACGTTAGTCGAGGCGTCACGGAAATAGGTAGCGTCGTCCATCAGGATAGGACGCTCGGCCACAAACGTGCCGGTCGGCCCCATGGTAATGGTGCGGACGTTAGGCAGCCAGTTATAGACCTGATCTTGGGTCGAGTAGACCGCCAAACGCTCGGTACTCCACGAGTCGAGCATCTGGTTCAAAGCGGTGAGGGCATCCTGCGACGTGGCCGCAGAGGGGACTTCGCCCTCGGCCAACTGCCCGATCAGCCGCAACGCGCCGTTGATTTGATCGGCAGCAGTTGTAGCCATGATTTACTCCTTACGGCGGCGACGCGTTCTCAACGCATTATGCTGAGAATCCCCCAGCGCCGCCACATCTGACGACGCCGAGGGTTCAGACTCATCAGGATTGGAGG